CAGCGATATCTTGTTGCCCTTATTGTCAAAAGAATTAATCATGCACAAAGGATAAAGAAATGAACGAAGCACCACAAGAATCTGCTACAGAAACTTCTGTAGAAAATACCTCTGCCTCCACAGTACCCACTACAGAATCTGTAGCAGATACCACAACAAGACCTGAATGGTTGCCTGAAAAGTTTCAGACACCAGAGGATTTGGCTAAATCTTATGGAGAGTTATCTACAAAGATAGGGCAAAAAGAAGAAGAAATAGAAAAGAGATTGCAAGAAAAACTAGAAGAAGAAGCCTTCTCACAAAGACCTGCTAGTGCAGGTGACTATCAAATACCTGAAGTATTAGATGAAGAAGAGGCTGCAACTAATCCACTTCTTAAAGAATGGGCAGAGTATGCTTGGGAAAACGGATATTCACAAGAAGAGTTTTCTCATTGGGTTAATAAGTTTGCTGAATACCAAGATGCACAACAGCCTAACTTAGATCAAGTAAAAGCAGAGTTAGGTGACAATGCTAATCAAAGGGTAGAGTCTGCACAGTTATTTATGCAAAAGTTTTTTCCAACAGAAATGCAAGATGCAATAGCACAACTAGGAACTTCAGCAGAAGGGATCAAGGCTGTAGAATATATACAGAAACAAATGCAAAGCACTACAATTTCTAATCAAGCCACTGCTCCTGCAGGTCTGACTCAAGAAGATGTTGAGGCTAGAATGAGAGATCCACGTTACTATGATCCTGCTAGAAGAGATAGAGGCTTTGTTGATCAGGTGAATAATGACTTTAAAAAACTTTACGGGTAGTGGTGTCTACAGTGGTCAATCCATTGTAGAAGCAGATATATCTCACATTAATTATTTACAGGATAATTTAAGAGATACAGATGTAAGGGAGTGCATGATACATGGTGCTACTCCCTTTCGTGCATTAATGGCAGGTTTTAGAGAACATAAAGCTGAAACATATACAGTTATATTAGATGGCAAACCTGCTATGATGTTTGGTGTAACACCAGTTTATGAACATATGATTGGAAAGATATGGGCATTAGGCACATATCGTATTGAAAATCATTCGAGAAAGTTTCTTTTTTGGAGTAGAAAAGTAGTAGATTACTTTCAAAAACAATATCACCAACTAGAAAATGTAGTACCTGCAGACCATACAAGGACTATAGATTGGTTAGATTTTTTAGGATTTACTATCCTAGATGAGCCAGTAATGATCAATGGATATCAGGTTTTAAGATTTATACGTTGCAAAGACAATAAATTTTTGATAAAGGATAAAGGACAGCCTGTTATAAGCTGATGGCCCACACGGATAACCAGACGAAGCTGAAGACGGATAACTGGAAAAATGTAATTTTAATTTTAAACAGGAGATCTAATTATGGCTAATACAATCGATACAGCCTTTATTAGGCAGTTTGAAACTGAAGTTCATCTAGCTTATCAAAGAATGGGTAGTAAATTAAGAAATACTGTCCGTACTGTAAGCAACGTGAATGGAAGCACAGTACGTTTTCAGAAGATCGGTACTGGTTCTGCCTCAACTAAATCAAGAAATGGTATGATTACACCAATGGAATTAACTCACACCACAGTTGATGTAACACTCTCAGACTACTATGCTGCAGAGTACATTGACAAATTGGATGAGTTAAAGACCAACATAGACGAAAGACAAGCTGTAGCACAATCTGCTGCTGCTGCTCTAGGTCGTAAGACTGATGAGTTACTTATCACTGCAATGGATGCAGGTGCAAACTCAACACAAATACATGACACAGGTTCAGCTTTAGAAAAAGCAGACTTGCTTTCATTATTTGAGACAATGGGTGATGCAGACATTCCAGAGGATGGTGGAAGATATTTAGCTATGAATCCTAAAGGATATGCTGACTTATTCCTCATCACAGAGTTTGCTTCATCAGACTTTGTTGGTGAGCAAAACCTACCTTATGCAGGTGGTATGTCTATGAAAGAGTTCTTAGGGTTTAAAGTATTCTCAACTAGTGCAGTAACTGCAGGTAAAAACATAGGCTATCACACTTCTTCAGTGGGTCTAGGTATTGGTGCAGATGTAACTACTGAGTTAAATTATGTGCCTGAGAAAGTTTCACACTTAGCAACTTCAATGATGTCCATGGGTGCTACTGTCATAGATGACAATGGTATTTATGAAGTCCTTGATAACAACTAATAAGGAGATAGATCATGGCTTATAGTGCAACTGGACTAACACGCATGGCAGGTGGTGGTGGCTACAATATGTGGTACTACTCAAGCACAGATGCGTTATCAGTAGTTCGTGCTTCTGGTTATTTTAATGACGCAGCAGGTATGATGAATGTTGGTGACTTAGTTATCGTATATGATAGTGATGCACCTACAATCGCTTTATCAGTTGTTTTATCAAACACTGGTTCTGTTGTTGATATTGCAGATGGTACTGCAATTACAGTAACCGACTCAGATTAGGAGTAGGGGGAGCAATCCCCCTAATCTTTTATGACAAGTACTGCAGCAAACTCATCAATAGATATAGCATCAAGAGCATTAGTTCTTATTGGATCAGAGCCTATTACATCTTTTGATACTGCAAGTACTGAGGCTTTAGTTGCATCTAATATGTATGAAGACACAGTTAGAGCAACCTTATCATCAGCAAGATGGCGATTTGCAACAGAACAAGCAGTATTAAATCAATTATCAGATGTGCCTACTGGCAGGTTTGATATTGCACATCAATTACCAAGTGATCTTTTAGTATTACATGGTGTTACAACTAATGACAGATTAATAGAATACACAGTATATGGTGATAAAGTATTTTCAGATTCTACCACACAAGATGTATTGATTGCTGATTATACATATAGAGCTACAGAAAACACATGGCCTAGTTATTTTTCTTTAGCAGTAGAGTATGCATTAGCTTCTATATTTGCTACCTCAATAGCAAGAGATGATGGATTGATGCAGGTTATGGAAGCCAAAGGTCAACAGCTTATGGCTAAAGCAAGAAATCTTGATTCACAGCAACAAACTACAAGAAGATTATCAACATCAAGGTTTATAACAAATAGGAGAAGTTAAATGGCTAGAGTAAGAGTGCCATTAAATAACTTTCAATTTGGAGAGGTAAGCCCATCATTAACGTCAAGAACGGATACAAAGGTATATACAAACGCAGCAGAAGAAGTTCGCAACTTCTTTATACGATCCGAAGGCGGCTTGAAAAAAAGAACAGGTACAAAAAGATGGGCAAACTTTGGAGCTAATCCTGCACATTCTACAGACCTTAGACAATCAGTAAGAATAGAGCCTTTTATATTTTCGGATGATGAAAAATATATAATAGCATTTAGTAATACAAGAATAGAGATATTTCAGATTAGCCCTACTACTGGTGATATATCTTCTATACAATCTATTACTGGGCAATCTTGGTTAGTAAATACAACTGCAGCACCTTACCTAGAAGAGATTACATTTGCTCAACAAGGTGATGTAATGTTTATAGCACATCAAACATTTATGATTAGATTGCTTACAAGAACAAGCCTTACTACATTTGCAGTTAGTACATTTAACTTTGATGAATCAAGAGATGGGAATGATATATATCAACCATATTTTCCTTTTCATGCACTGGGTGTAACAATATCTGCAAGTGCAACAACTGGTAGTGGAGTTACCTTAACTGCTTCTGAAGACTATTTTACATCAAATCATGTAGGTGTTGATTTATTAATTGGCGAAACAAGGTGTAGAATAACTGCATATACAAATGCCACTACTGTAACAGCTACTATTAACGGAACATTACAAGTACAGCTTCCTATAGATTCTTTAAAAACAATAGAAAGCACAAGTGTTATACAAGTAACCCATGCATTACATGGACTTGCTACAGGTGCTAGTATAACTATAGAAAGAGCAGGATCATTAGGTGGAGCAAGTGCTGCACAAATAAATGGAACGCATACTATTACAGTAATAGATGAGAATACATATGAGTTTAACTCAACTCATACAGCTTCATCTAGTGCTATTGGTGGAGGAACACCAAGAATTATTACAGGTGCAGCTACTACAGAATGGCAAGAGCAAAGTTATTCTACACTTAGAGGATATCCTGCTGCAGTAACATTTCATCAAAATAGATTATGGTTTGGTGGTACACTTGCACAACCTGATGGAATATGGGGTAGCAAGTCTGGACAATATTTTAACTTTGATATTGGTGATGCAGAAGATGATGATGCTATAGACTTAACAGCAAACGTAGGTGAGATATTTACTATAAGACATTTAGTATCTAATAGAGATCTACAGGTATTTACTACAGGTGCAGAATTATTTGTACAAGCACCAGTAGATAAACCAGTCACTCCTTCTAATGCACAGATACGAAGGCAAACACCTTATGGTGCTTCATTTGTAAAGCCAAGTGTGTTTGATGGTGCTACTTTATTTATACAGAAAACTGGTAGTGCATTAAGAGAGTTTCTATTTACAGATGCAGAAGCAGCCTATACTTCTGTTGCTGTATCAGGACTTGCACCACATTTAATATTAGATCCAGTTCAAATGACATCTATCAAAGGTGCTTTGAATCGAAGTGAATCTTATGCCTTTCTTGTAAATAATGATGGAACACTTGCTGTGTTTTACTCAGTAAGGGGAGATCAGAAAGCAGGTTGGGCATTATGGAATACACAAGGTA